AAATATCTGGGATCACCGCCCCGTTTGCCGAAAATTTTAGAACAACAGGTCTGACACTTTAGCACGTTAAAGTGTTAAACTTCACCGCGTTAAAGTAGTAACGTGTGAAAGAATATTGTTAAAAATTTCACGGAGGGGTGTTCGAGAAAATGTTCGATTATATGTGAACAAAACATGTCACAATTATTAACAACATATGAATTAAAAAGAATCAATAACATCTACACATGAAATTAAAAAATATCAGTAGACAAAAAATCAAACCATGGTACTATATAGATGTAACAAGAAAGAAACAAACATCAAACGCAAATAAAGAAAGTGAGGATTGAAACAATGACATTTAATGAAAAGAGAGAGTTAATTTTATTAGCTGAGAAAAATATCAAGAGTGGGAAAAATGTGTCAAAAGTTGAAAGTGAAGATGTTAAAAAGATGATGAAGAAAATTGCCGCTAACGCGGTATCTATAGGACTCTATAATTTTAACTCTTTTGTTATTTCAAACATTAACGAGGGCGACTTTACAACAATTAAACCAGGCTGGAAAGACGCTAGAGTTGGAATGGTAAAATGTTTGGCAATAATCAATAATGAGGGTGAAGATCTTATAGACATTTTAGATCTTGAAGAAATTGAAGACGCGGTGCGTTTTACACTCTTTGAATTAGAGGGGGAAGAACATGAAGGTTAAACCGATTAAAAGGATCAACATTCCAGATTCTACTCGAATAAACTTCGTTGACAAGCGCACCACCATAAAGGAGACTTTATCAGATGGAACAATCAATTTTTACGACCTCGATTCTTCTCTACTCTGTGAGGGGTATTTCACAAACCAAATTAGAGGAGAGTTACAGAGAGTGGAAACAGAGAAAGTTGTCTATTATACTTTCACTTTTAACAATGGCGACAAAACGCACTATCGCAACTTTTACACGTTACGAGCTAGACTATAACTTCTATTTATCTGGTATACCACCGTAGACCATAACACAACACACAATATAATGATAATACTACATAACATTACACTTCAAACAAATAACACAAAAAGGAGATTTTAAATTATGAAAAATTTTGAATTAGTAGCTGGAAAAGAATCATGTGTAAAGCTTGTAAAAATCAATGGTACAACCGCCCTTGCGAAAGACGCAAAACCATATGGAAAACTACTGGGAATTGTAAAAGGCACTGATGACGAAACAGGAAAAGAAACTTACTATCTTTGCATGAAAACAGATGAGGGAATTGGAATCTATGCAACAGGCGTAAAGCGTGAAATTGACAAGATTGCTGATCTCTTTGTTGATGCTGATGCAGATGGAGAAGATTTCATTATTCAGTGTACAACAGGAATTTCAAGAAAGTCAAATCAAACTTTCTTTAAAATTATGGTAGTGATGATTTAAAATTGTAAACGGTCAACAGTGCGGTTGACACCAAATAATAGAACGGAAACTAATCAAGTTTGTTCGTTTTTTGCATCTGCTAGGGGACTGAAAAGTCCCCTTTTTAACTCATAAAATGTTAATAATTTATTAACAAAATATCTTATATTTGTTTACAATTACATGTTAAAATAAAAGAAAAAACGAAAGTGAGGTAACAAATATATGTATTTGGAAAGCCAATTATTAGAACTTCAACACGCTATTGTCTTGAGAGCACTTGATGATATTAAAACACCTGTTTTGAGACTCAAGTATTACAGAGAAGTTAGAGAATCACTCGAAGTATACGCTCCACTCTATCACATGACAGCAGATGAAATGATTCAAAGCGCAATCGCAAGCGGCTACATCGAGCCTTTTACAGAAAGAGAGGTAGAGGAGTATGGCAAGTAAGCAAAAAGAGCGTGTTGGCGAAGTCCAACGCGCAAAAGGGATTTTATACGACGTGTCTAATGGAAAGTATGTGCTGCTCAAGAAACACTACACAAAAGATGAATCGCTTCTGTTGCTCAGAACTTTAGGCAAAAGAGCGCAAACCAGGCTTGCAACCCTTAAAGAATATTTCAGCGAACGCGGTAAACGTTATACTGGGGAAATAAATCCTATCTATGATAGATATAAAGGGTTCGATATTAAGTATCAAGGCTTATCCTTGCAAGCGATTCAGAAAAAAGTATCAACCGCTATCGAGATATTAAATGCTAAACAATCCACTTACACGGGATATAGACAGCTACAAAATAAAGCATACCAGAAAATGATAGAGAATCACCCAAAACTCAAAAACCTATCTTTTGAAGATTGGAAGAAAATGACAACATATATGGGTGCCTGGCAATCAGCTCATGAGGGTGAGCAGTATGATAGTGAACAGCTACTTGCTTATGCTAACTGGGCTGGAAATACACTAGGCAGTGGTTTCGATGGTTTAGTGGCAATGAATCCCGAAGATGTTGACCTTGATGCATGGTTTTTAGATGTACAACGTGAAGGTAGTTCCGGAGAGTGGTTATCTCTTGATCAAGATTTTGACGACATTTAAGGAGAGGTGTAAACAATGGCAAAACGAAAAGAAAAAATTTCATATTGTAAAAAGTTTCTTTGTTTTGACATTGAAACGACTCATGAACACATAGCAGAAGATTGTGATATAATCTATACATGGCATTGGTCGGTGATGGATAGCGACTATAACTATAATACATGCTCATCATGGTCAAATCTATACGACTACTTTCATAATCAATACAGAGAAATTGCAACTCAAGGCGAAAACCGCTTAATCATATATGTACACAACTTATCATATGAAATGGAAGCTATAATTAGAAACCTTGAGGGTCACACAATGACAGGCGGTTTTTATATGGACACTCACGAACCGTTATATCTTATTATAGACGATGTTTTGGAATTTAGATGTAGTTACAAGCTTACTAATAAAGGTCTTGCGGCTTGCGGTAAAGACGTAGGACTTGAAAAGCTTGAAATGAACTACAAAGATATCGTAAAACCAGGGGAGAAGTTGCCGCAAGATAAGGAACGTTACACATATCGAGACGTTGAAATTATGGTAGCGAAAATTCACCAACTGGAAGAACAGGAAAATAAACCGTTTTATGAATTTCCATATACAAATACTGGTTTCTTGCGTGACGAACTTCGCGACATTATGAAAAAAGATACAAAGTGGATGAAGATGTTTCGCAACACCTCACTTGACTATGATAGGTATGTAATATGTCGGAAAGCTTTTATGGGCGGCTACACTCACGCTAACTATATGTACGCGGGGCAAATAATGGAAAATGTGGATAGCTACGATTTTGGTAGTGCGTATCCGTTCGCCATAGCGACAGAAAAGTTTCCTGTTGCACCTCTCAAGCGTTTACCAAACGCGAATATTTACGACTTAAAACGCTTACTCAACACAGACAATTATCTTTTCATCTGTACAATTACAGCAAAGAACGTTCGCGCAAGAGGTACAATGACATACTTATCATCATCACATTGCGAAGTATCAAGTGATAGTGTTTTGGACAATGGTAGAATTTTTAAGGCTGATATGATAAAAACAACATGTACTAGCCTCGATCTTGCTATTATTTTGCGAATGTACAAGATTGATGCAATCCGCGTAGATGAATGTTACTATTGTAGAGCTGATTATCTACCATCTGGCATTGTTTGCACCATGTTAAAGTATTACAACAACAAACAAAGTTTAAAACATGTAAAAGGCGAAGAATTAAACTACGCAAAAGCAAAAAACCGCGTAAATTCTTTTTATGGTATGTTTGTGCAAGACCCTATTCACGATGTTGTTACACTTGACGGCACGAAGTGGACTTTAGACCACTGTGCTATCACAAACAAAGAGGAAATTTCCGCGCAACTTGAAAAATTTTACAAATCTTTTAGAAGTTTCTTGCCTTATCAAATTGGAGTTTTCATACCCGCGTGGACACGCTACCATTTAATGCATGATATAGTGTCGAAGATTGATAGAAATGTACTCTACTGTGACACAGACAGCGCAAAAGTTATAAATCGAGAGGAATGTTTAGACGTAATAAATGGGTATAACGAATATGCAAAATATAAAATCGACTTAGCTATAAAACGCTATGGTTTAGATTACAAACTACCAGATTTAGGAGTTTTTGACTGGGAAACCGAAGACACTGGTGCATGGTTGAAATTTAAGACTTTTGGCGCGAAGAAATATATATATCAAGATACTGATAACAAATTGTATATGACTGTATCTGGACTCTCGAAGAAAGCTGTAAACTATCTTTCATCAATTGAAGATTTTGAAATTTTTACAACTTTTGACAAAGATGTGTCGGGGCGGACAATTTCACACCCAACTACAAACGCAATCGAAACTTACGACAATGGCGGCACGTGGATAGAAGATACCACTTACACACTGTCAATCTCACCTGAATATGGAGCGTTGATTGGAATAGACGTTTATAGCATCAAGCCGACAATAATAACAAAAGACGGAAAGAAAGAAAACACAGATATAGATATAAGTAAACGTTTAGAAAAGTTTACGGTAAAAACCAAACATTTATCACCAATAATATTAGAAAAGATAGGAGAATAACATGGAAATTGAAAACCTTTATATAACAGTAGGTGAAGAAACCTATATAAACATTCCATCATTGTATACTTTAAACGCTGATGTTTACATTGTTTTTGGTGAACGCTCAGCTGGTAAAACATACTCTGTTTTCAAGGGATTGTTTGACGACTATAACACGACTGGTGCGCAATTTGTATACATGCGTACACGTGAAGATTATCTGATTCGTGGCAGAGCGTGGGGTGCTGTCGCCAACATCAAGCCATACGTTGAAAAAACATTATGGAAAGAAGAAGCAAACTTGAATTATTACAGCGGTAGTTATAGAAAACAATCGTTGGGAAGAAATAACAAATGGGTGTATGACACTTGTGGGTATAGTTCGTCAATTGCGTCATGGATGAAATACAAAGGTAACGGTTATGACAGTGTCAAAACTATATTTTTCGATGAATTCATTGAAGATGACGACACCACAACAATTCGCCCATTGTCAAAAGGTGAATTTCTAAAGGGATATAGCCAGCAGCTATCTACAATCATACGAAAAAGAAAAGGTGTAAAAATCGTAGCATGTGCAAATAGCATCAATCCCAAAAGCCCTTTGTTTGACTACTATAACATTGACGCACGTAAACTTGAACAAGGTAAAATTTACATTTTTAATCGTAAACTTGAAGATGACATTTTAAAAATCTGTTGTTTGTACACAGAACCGCCAAAGCACGCACACGTGTCTAAACATCTAGCTGTTTACGAGTCACAAACAAATGATATGACAATCAATGGTGCATGGCAAGAGGATATTTACCCCGAACTCTATAACAAGTTACCGTGGCGGTGGTATGGTGAACTGTCTACACAAAACAACAGACTTTATATTGCCGACTTTGCGATAACTATAATTTTGCCGACAAAGCAAGGTGTACCATTGACAATTATAGACGGAAAATACAAAGCAAAAACAATCTTACAAACGAATGAGTTATACTTACCATCAACTCAAAAAATAATACAATGGTTGCTATACTACAAACGCACTTCACAAATCTGTGCAAGCTCAAAAGCGGCAAGCGAAAAATTCAATGACTTAATCAAACGTGTACTTATTGACAGAAATTAAATATATGTTAAACTATAGTTAGGGACTACCAGACAGACCGCGAAGAACGGGGTAGTTGTGCAAACTGTCAGCACGGGCGTGGAGACACGCCCACCTTTTTAGAAAGTGAGGTGTTGTGATGGATGTAAGTGCAGTTACACAGATAATTACAAGTGTAGGCTTTCCGATCTGTATGACGTTAATCTTGTGTTACTATATCAAGTACCAGACAGACGTTCATAAAGAGGAAACAAAAGAGTTGACAAATGCTATTAACTCACTGAGGGAAATGATATCAGAGATTAAAACAAAATTGGAAGATGAGGTGAAAGCATGACATATTATGAAGTTATCAAAAAAGCGTTATTTATGTTTTATCACCGTGATGAATATGCATATTTTTACGGTGCAAAAGGGCAAGTCCTAACCGATGAAGTGATGAACACTTTAATCAGCCTTGAACCAGCGTATTTCTCGAAGTATACAACGCAAGAGTTAGCCGCTTATAAAGCGTTCTCGCGTGGTAAAATTGGATATGATTGTAGCGGTTTTGTCTCCGCCGTTGTAGGTGTGCAAAATTATAGCACTGGACACTATCATGACGGAGCAGAAAAGACTACACCGCTTCTAGGAACAGAAGGAAACGGATTGTATTCATCTTTTGGCGGTAAAGGTAGACATGTTGGAATTGACATTGGCTATGGTTTCTTTCTGCACATGCCAAAAGAGGGGCACACTATCGAACTTGGCAGAATCGCAGAATATGAATGGGAACACAGTTTCCACTTTGCTAATATTAACTATGAGGGGGCGAAAGCATGATTGATATTGAAAAGATGGTAACTACTTTAAACATTCCAGACGGCATGACGGTTGATGAAATGCGAAGAATCGTTGTAGATGTGCTAGACATGGCAAAAGCTTCAAATGAAGCGGAAAAGGCAATTGCAACAGAAAACGCAACACTAAAAACGGAAAACGACAGACTTAGTAAACAAAACTTAGAGCTGTTCAACCGTGTCACAACTACCATTTCTCCGTCCACAAAACTTAAAGAAGATGAGGAAGAAGAAAAAGAGGAAGTCACAACCGATGATATTTTAAGCTATTATAGTTAATGTTATAGAAAGTGAGGTAGAAAATTATGGCAAATAAAACAAAACCGCTGTCAAGTGCACAGCGCGGAGTAAATCTTTTTAACGATGCGAGAAAGAATTCCTCAAACGAATACATGAGGGCAACAGGCGAAGTTACCGTGGCAACGTCAATTTCTCACGCAATGACACCAATCGTAAAGTATGCACCATTTATGAACGAGTTTCTGCACTATGTTGTAAACAAGATTGTCATTCAGTCCGTGGAATCTAAGATGTATACCAATCAGTATGAAATGTTAAAAAAGGAAGGTTTTCCACTTGGAACTGATATGGAAATGAACTACGTCAATCCTGCCATGGGGCGTGATTATGACATTTCTCTTGGAGCAACGCTTTTAGAAGTTACAAAACCAGACGTTAAAACTTGTTATTTCCGACAGAATCGTAGACGACAGTTTCCAGTAACAATTCCACGTGAACTTATGGAAGGTGCTTTCACTTCATGGGAGCAGCTCGATAGTATGGTAACGGGTATGGTAACAAGTCTGTTTAGTGGAAATGAGATTGAGGAAGAAAACCTTATTAAGAAGTTAATTCAGACTTCCGTCAAGAATAATGTTGTGATTAAGAAAGAAATTGCATGGGACGATAACGACCCTGCAAATTCATCTGTTACATTTATCAAGACAATTCAGAAAATTGCACTTGATATCACACATGCTTCAAGCAATTTTAATAATTATCAAGCATACGCAACAGCACAAGGAATTGTAGGAGCAACACCTGCAATCACATGGACTCCATCCGACAGTTTGTATTTATTTGTAAGAAGTGACGTATTAGTTAACTGCAATGTTGAGACACTAGCAGGAGCTTTCAACATGAGTAAAGCAGACCTTGTTGGACGTGTGACACCTTTCCCTAACTTTGATTATCTCGATTTCGATTCACCAGTTGACACAGTAACAAAGTATTGGGAAACTATCAAGGATGACCAAAACATTCTTGCAGTGCTTGCAGATGTTAATACTTTCGAGTACCGCGACAATCTGAGTACAAGCGGTGACTTCTACAATGCCGCGGGAATGTATCAGAATCAGTACTTGAACGTTTGGCAGACATACGGCATTAGACCGTGGGGAAATGCTGTTGCAATTTGTAAACAGGCATAAATAAAGGGGGGATTTTATGACAACTGTATACTTGTTTGATTCGCCATTTGACGACAGCGGTAAGCATTTGTTAATCCCAACAGAAAGAAACGCTGAGGGGTTTTTAAAAGAACTTCTCAGCGTTCTTCCATATAAACGCTACGATAATGTAACGTGGGAAAGACAGGGGCAGACGTTTCGTTGTCCTGTTAGAGCAGATGAAATTAAACGCTATAACTACATGGCATATCAAAATGAATCAAGACTTGAATTTGCATATATCATTGATTATCAGTACGTAAACAATAAATTGACATATGTAAATACATCTGTTGACTACTGGGCAACCTATATCGACAAATTTACATTCCATCCATCACCAGTCATGAGACAACACCCCGCAAGTGACGGGCTTTTTGCAAACTTTTACCCCGAACCCACACAAGTTGACAGGTGGGAAATTGCGCGAACTGAATATGGTTTTTCAAAAGATGATGATGATTCTGTTTACCTTATGACAGCTAATAATACGGACACTTACGAAAACCGTTCTAGTGATTTCTACGCGGCAATTGCAAATTTCGCCATGGGCGACTATGGACAAATCAGCAATTTCTTCTCGTTGGTTAGTGTAAATCCTTGCGAATGTGGCGGTATAGTCCAAAGTAACACAAGTAAGCTGTCAAGAGCACAAGCGTTAGAAGTAGTTAAACGCTATGCAAAGTGTGGTAGACAGGAAGACATAATTGGAGCATATCACGTGCCAAAGTTTTTTGCCACTGACATAAGCGGCGAAAATCTTGATAAGGTTGACAATAGAACAGGAGAGGTTGAGTTGGTGCAATCGTTTGTTGAAAAACCTTTGTGGAATAAGCTTTACACTTCCCCACAATTTAACAAGTTAACAGTCAATTGCGGTGGAAGTGCTAAAGAATATGATTTTCGTTATTTTGATGAGTCTGCACTACTTGCCAAAAAATTTAAATTCAAGTGGGCGGCTAATCAATCGCAGTTGGGCGGTATCGTTATAACACCAGAGCAATACGGAAACGGAACTAATGGCGACTATTCGCTTGCAAGTAGTACGTGGGATAGTGTGCAACTTTCGACTACACAGTTAAACAACAGCGGTGTTATGCGCGACTTTGGAAATTTTGGTGTTGCGTCAATCGGAAATCTTTTTTCACTTGACATTAAAGGTGAGCTTCAAGCCGCGGAAACTTTTGCAGAAAATTTGGGTGCAAAATTCGAGGAATCAGACCTTACTATTGGCAACCCAACAGGCACAATTGCAATGTATAATGCGCTTTTCCCTATGATATCTGTCGCGTGGTATTATCCGTCATTGCAAGATATAAAAAAGTTTAACAACTATTTTTGCATGTACGGCTACAACTACAATGGCAGTCTTGCCGACATTGTAATTGATTCTTTACCAATTGTCAACTACGTACACACAAGCGGTGCAATCATCACCGCGGAAAACGCACCGCAAAACGCAATTGCATACATGGCAAACCGTCTTGATAGTGGTGTCTGGTTTTGGCATGGAATCGGAAATTACAAACACACTGATAAAATCTTAGAAAATCATTTTCCAGAAAGTGAGGGTGATTAAATGGCAACATATATTGGAGAAGCGTCAAAAGATGAAAACGGCAATCTTTGGGGCGGCAGAGACGGAGATCAAAACGGACTTGAAGTCCGCGTAACAGGGTGGTTTCCGCAAACTGGAGACGGTAGGCGCTGGGACTGGATTGCACGTATTCGCAACCGTCCAGACGTTGCCCGTGCGATTGCTACGCTTATGATAGAATCATGTGATAATCAAAATGTTGGATATAACCAACATAGACGGGAAACTTTTACAAATGAGTGTAGAAAAGTTGGGTGGAAGCCCAAAGATGTTAAAGTACCTTGTGCTACTGACTGCTCTGCTTTAGTTGCATGTATATTAAATTGTCTCAATATTCTAGTGAGTACAAGTATGAATACATACAACGAACTAGAACAGCTAAAAAATACAGAGCTATTTGACATATTGTATGACAGTAAATACTTGACAACTGGTGATAACTTGCAAGTTGGCGACATTCTACACATGCCTGGTCACACTGCTATAGTTGTGCAAAATTCAGAATCGACACAACCTGTTCCAGAAGAAAAGAAAGAAGATGAACAAGTAGGCGCTCGAATGTGGATAAATTGGCAAGTTTTTGAGTCTGGTAAAGAATATTCTGACACTAGTGGTTGGTATATAAACGGAGATAAGGGTAGAGCATACGGGCGATATCAGTTTGATTATCGTTATGGACTAGTGCCTTTTATGCAATTTTGTATACAGCACTATCCTACTCTTTTTAGTGGCTTTCAACCATACATTGATTTGGGTGTCGGCAACGAGCAACTTGTCAGCAACAGCGGTTTAAAACAGCTTTTCATTGACTATACAAACAACCACTTAGCCGAATTTTCAAAAATGCAAAACTGGGCGATGTTTAATAACTATTATAGTTTGATTAGAAGTGAGATACAAAAACATTTAGGCTATGACGTTTCAAACGTTGGAGCGTATGCCGTGGGAACTGCCGCAAGTATTGCAATTCGTGATAGTGGATACTGGGACGCTGTAAAAGATATCTTCACGGGTACAACAGGAAAAGAGACAGAAAGTGATTGGATAAAATTGGTCATGGCACGTCAAAACGCTAAAACGGGTGCAAATGACGGCAATCGTTGGACAACTACACAGTATAACCGCGTCTTTGCTGACATGGCATCCCAAACAGGAGTTATCCAAATTGGTGAAGGTACAATTTCAGACTCGGACTCAAAAGCCCCCGTCAATCCGGCTGGTGGAAATGCTGGAAGTGCAACAGGTAGCGGTACAACTGAGGTTGTGCAACCAACAACACCGCCCCCACCAATAGGGGGAATTGATGCTAGAAGTATGTTTTGCCCGTATTGGTCTTTAAAATACTTTGCGAATGTGCTACCACTGAAAATTGGTAATTGACAATGACGGTCAATATGGTAAAATGAGGGTGGAAGGCTGAGGGCTGAGGGGTGTGGGGTGAGGGTGAAGGTGAGGGATAAATGCTCAATGTTCCACGTGGAACGTTGCTTGTAGAAAGTGAGGTGTTTGAATGGCTAAAAGAAATACCAAAAATCAGAATACACAAACGGAAAATCTTTTAACTATCGGTTTGTATTATACTTTCTTGCGTAGGATTGCCGTTGATGCATGGACTTTTGAGGGATTGCCGTTTGACGATGATGACGTTTACAGACATGCAAATAACATTTTGAATGAAAATTTTGTGTTAGGTAAGCTTGGGGGACTATGGAAAGAAAATGACTTTTACGTTGTTGGCGATTGCGTAGCGTCTAGTTCACGCACATGGTACGGGGGTTCGACTATGTATCAATGCAAGACGTTTGTAAATGTGGTTAGTAAAGACTTGAACGAGGTGGCTACGCTGACAGCTAGCTTGTCACCGTTCGCCGACTATGACATTGTTTCTATTGATGGTCTGTGTCGACATTATGCCGCGTTACTGTACGAATGCGACAGGTGTATAAATGTGAATTTAAAGGCACAGAATACACCCGCCATTCTTAATGCGCCAGATGGACAGGAGCTAACGTTTGCCAATATGTATGAGGAAATTGCGGGTCATAAGCCTGTTGTTTATACTAGAGATATGTCACCGCTTAAAAGTCAGTATGACGACATTCGTCAAATTGTCTATCAGACACCTGCGCCATTTGTTGCAGGAAATGTGGAACAACTGAAATCTATGCTAATGTCGGACTTTATGTTTATGTTGGGTGTTAACGGACGCACACAATCGAAAGTTGCACAGGTTTCAAGCCTTGAAGTGATGCAAGACGCGCCTACACTTATGGTTTTAAGAAATTCTTATGAACAGGCGAGACAAAATTTCTGTGATCAATGCAACAAAAAATTTGGGCTTAATGTTACGGCTACGTTTAATGACTCAAATATTGGTGATGTTGGTTTACTTGACCAATTCAGTGTCATGGACACAAACAGAGAGACAGTGAAGGAAGTTAAGAACAGCGGTTTAGAAGCTCAAGAAAGTGAGGGTGAGGATAATGACAATTCCAATGATTGACACTAATTTTTTGGACAATGATAAGTATTGGTATGATGTGGGGGCGGCTTATACGCTCCATGTCTATGATATTTTGCAAAATTCGCAAATTGGAAACGACAGGAAATCGAACAAAAGCTTGTTTGATAATTATGATTTTGCGGCTTTTGGGCTTGACGATTATCCGCTTTTCAGTGAGGATTTTAGAAAGCCGATTAACGATATGATTGTAAGACATTTTCTGGAATGGGAAATTGGTTATGAGACAGACTTTTTGTTTCGTGAGCACATGAGAGGTGACATGGCGAGAATTATGCCCGAACTCAATATAAAGCTTAAAGCACGGTTTGAAGCTTACAACACGGAGAAAATGTTTGAGACGGAAAACAACGTAAGTGAGCATGTAAGCGATGATTGGCATAAGTTTTTAGATACGCCGCAAGGTCAAACAGATTTACTCGATGATAACTATTTGACAAATGTTTCAAAAAATCATGTTGATGATAGGACAACTCACCACGGCTCAAGCGGCAACGCGGCAACTAACGCACAGAGTTACACAACAGCGGTTTGGGATTTTGAGACGGAAATTTGTGATAAACTGAAGCATAATTTTTTGGGGCTGTTTAGGTAAAAACGTTCCACGTGGAACGTTGACGAAAATGTGACTTGTGGTATAATTAGTTTAGAATTATGAAAGTGAGGTGTAATATATGGCAAATATACCTATTATCAACCCGCCCGACAAAGAGCATTTGGGCTTTTGTTGGAATCATCAATTTACAATTCCTTTGCTTTTTGATGATTGTTTGTCACTTCTACAAAAGGTATGTGCTTTGTGGGCGAAATTGAATGACGTTATTGACGCTTTGAATGAATTTAACAATGAATTTAATGTGTGGGCAAAAAGTGTAGAAGAATCTTTAAAAGATTTGTATGCAAAGTATCAAGCCCTTGATACTAGAGTAACGAATATTGAAAATGAATTAGAGTCTATCCAAACTGAATTGACTGAGATAAAAAATAACATTTCAAATATTGAGCAACGTTTAGATAATGTAGAGAATAGAATTTCAAACGTTGAAAATGAAATTACAGATATTAAACAGTCAATTTCCAATATTGAAAACTCCATTACTCAGATACAAGCTGACATGTCAGCGTTAGAAGTTAGGGTGAAAAAGTTGGAAGATTTGTTGAAGAATCTAAACATTATTCCACCAATTGATATTTATAATGCCACGGATGAAGAATTTAAAAATGGTTTGTGGCAGAATTGGTGGAATTGGTTAAAAGATAATCTCATTTTTCAATCCAATGCACCAGTTGAACAATGGGAATATTCTTCTAATGTCGTATGGTGGGACGCCTCTACACATTTACCGAGATATTTTCAATTAGGTCGTGTGACACAACCTATCACATTATGTAAGTTACCTTTTATTGCTGTATGCAAGGGCGTGTTCAATTCTCTGCCAGATTATCCGAGTGTTAGATCTGTAATTCCAAGATATAAACAAAATCAATTTACCCCTAGTAATGGTTTTTTTGACTTTACATTATCACAGCCTTTTGGATATACCATGGATGAAATTAAATTTCAAACTTCGTATGTGCCATTTCTACCGATTGAGAGTTTAATGTTTAACTTCGATATTAGTACTCACGTCCGAGATGTTAAAAATATCAACTGTGGTGTTAGACTTCAAGTGCCGAACACGGGGACAAATGCGAAGTTATGCTTAACAACGGAACAGCTTACCATGGCTGTCTGTCCAGATAGTGTTCCTATCACAAGTTCTACTAAGTGGGACTTATATATTTACGCGATCGCGGAAAATGGATAATTTTTTAGAAAGAGAGGTATTCATATATGGATTTATTAAAATATTTAGAGCCAATGAAAAATTTACCAGAACGGTTTTCTAATCTTGCGTTTTGGAGAGGTGTGAGAAAGCTGAGGGATGAAGTGGTTAATGCGTTCGAGTATGTAGATAGTTGGGGGGAGAGTGTTGAGCTTGATATATCATCATTACAGAAAACAAAGATTGTACGATATGCTAGTGAATACATTGACGATCGCCCCACTGTGAGCATAGTTTACAATCTGGATGACCATTATTGGCATGGAAACGTTGGCAATATTTCAATTAGCAAACAAGATAATGATATTGTCATTCCAATGGGGTTCGCATTCAAGGCTTATAAAACAGATGGTACATTTGGCACTTTCATTTTTTTACCTTTTGGAGATTGTGTTATTGATACCACACCTGCTAAGACTATTTCATTGAACAATATTCATAGCACCAATGTGACATATAATTTCAATGATGATCCGCTTATTGCGAAAGAAATTTTTATATACGGCTATGGCGTGAAGTTCGGTTCTTAATAAATACAGCCACCAAATGGTGGCTGTATTTTTTGTTATTTGGTTGGGAAGGTGATTTCAAGAAGATGTTTAAGGGATACTAGAACAACTTGCATGTTGTTGAGGTCTTTTGATGTGTTAATCTGTTTTAACTCCGTTGCGAATGCTTTTATCATAAGTCTCGCAATTGTCTTTTTCCCGTATCTACTGAGTAAATCTGAAATTTCATCATACATCTGGTTTTTCTGTTTTGTGGTTAATGCATCCATGTTAAATCCTCACTTTCTGTTAATACTCTCAACATATGCAATATATTTCCCTGTTGTTGTCATATAGAATATCTTTCTTGCCTGATGTACACTATATGCAAAAATTGTCATATAGTCGTTTGTGTCGTTTGCAACGTCATAATATTCTATTTGATATTCTCTTAATTCTGACATGCTAATACCTCACTTTCTCCTGTTAATCTCTTGTGTATATCGTCACGAGACACCCAGTATTCGATTGTCATATAATTTGTTGATCGTCTGCCCTTATAGAAACATGGTCTTGTGCGAACTACGCCTTTTCCATACTTCCCATTATATGCGTGTACGGTTGAGCAACCTTCATTCATATAGCCTGGAACGTCTGCTCATGTGACATAGTGCAAACCGCGTCTGTGACAATAATCAAGGGTATCATCTAATAATGCGTTCATTTCTGGTACATTGTCGATTGTGTTGCGCTTATAAATTCCATAAAGATTCATATTTGCTCCATTCTCCCCGTTATACCGATAGGACAGCTATAATTGTTATCATCTTCATGCTCTGCTTTTATTGTATCTGCGAGATTCATGGTGTCCTGTTGCATCCTCACATTTTGAAACCCACACGCCACTTTCAACATTTTGCATTGATAACTTTCTTTCTATGTATTTCCACATAGCATAGGATATTTTATCCTCATCATACAACATATTTTTTCTTCTAGTATATCGAATGAAACATGTATCATATGTGTCTTGTGTCTTGCATTTTCGCAAATATGAAAGTGTTTGTTTTAAGTCTCTGTATGCTGACAAGTAAGTCTTGCGCTTTTCATCTAACATATCAAAATCGAGGTTGGTGAGAGTGTTGAGGCTAACGTGATGCCATTCTGGGTTGACAATCGCTTTATAGCGTTCCCATGTTGTTCTACATGTCTGAGTCCCACCGCATTTGTTATGTTTTCTATCCGCTAGACAACAATATGCAATAGTACACTTTTTACCATTCGGGATTTCTTCAGTTGCTTTTGTTTCTTCGGCTTCTTCAAGATTTTCATTCTCAATAATTTCGTCAAGATCTTCGTTTTCTATAATATCTTCATATTCGTCAAGATCTTCTGTTGCTTCTTCGATTTCTATATGGCAATCGTATATCATTTCATCAATCAAATTTTTAATTGTGTGATTAAAAGTGTCCTTATGAGATATAATCATACCATTATCCTTGATATAATACCACAAACCTGTTTCATAATCCTTATATAGCACTTTTGTAATCTGCACATCGTCCTTGATAAATAAAACGTTGATATGTAATTTCATCCATGACGTAGTCGTCGTAATCTCGGAAATTTCAAGACCGTCAAAATGGAATGTTAGGAGTTCTGTTTCAAGCTTTCTTGTGATCATATTCAAATCGTTTTTCTGGTTTATCATATTCTTACCTTTCTTCAAGTCTTTCCTTGACGTCTTTGTTTTCTTTTCTCTTTCTGATTATATTATAGCAAATATCAGAATATATACAATGATATAATTTAACCTCTTATCAGAATATTTCTTGATCTTTAATAGTTCATAGTTTGTTAATAATTGTGACATGTTTTGTTCACATATAATCGAACATTTTCTCGAACACCCCTCCGTGAAATTTTTAACAATATTCTTTCACACGTTACTACTTTAACGCGGTGAAGTTTAACACTTTAACGTGCTAAAGTGTCAGACCTGTTGTTCTAAAATTTTCGGCAAACGGGGCGGTGATCCCAGATATTT